AGTTTGTACATAGAGAAATGCCTGAATTTGATGAAGAGTCCGTAAAGTATGATGGATTAGTTTGGGATCCTTCTTTTGATTTAGAAGAATGCCAAGAAGATTCAAATTACTGGGTATTTTCAGTTGATATTGCAGAGGGTACAGGTGGAGATTATTCTATTGTTAATATTTTCAAAATTGAAATAATGGACGAGAAGGATTGGAAAAAGGTTGCATCGCCTGGTAGCTTTGTTGACTTCTATCGCATAAGACAAGTAGGTAGATTCAGAAGTAACGAACATACTATTGAAGAATTTGCAAAATCTGTTTACATCTTAGCTTATGATGTCTTTTATTCAGAAAATGTAAAAATGATTATTGAATGGAATATGTTTGGCGGAGAACTAATAAAAAGGTTAGAAACGGTTTTCCCTCAAAGAAATGATTTTGATGAAGAAGCTGTAGTTAAATTTAAACATAGAATAGATGCTCGTACTAAGCAATTCGGTCTAAAGGTTAAAAAAGATAACAAGCCTATCTTTTGTCAAAACTTTAAAAAATACATAACACAAAATAAAATAATCATAAAAGATAAACAAACGGTCTATGAAGCATCTACTTTTGGTAAGATGCCTAACGGTTCTTATGCCGGTCAATTAGGTCACGATGATCTTATTATGACATGTATAAATAGTTCTGAATTCTTCTTTACATTAGACTTTTCAGATTTTGCAGAAGAGATTCACGATGTCGCAGAGCAGTCAATTCAAGATAAAATTGATGCTATACTTGAACAAGATGCGAAGGGTGGAAATCTTAACTATGATATCTACGACCTGGTATAAAAAGTTATGTGTTGGTGGATATATAAAAAAAGCAAATAAAAAAAATAATATAAGATGGCACTAGATCCGAAAATCGCTTCGATTAAAGCTGCAGGTACTTACAGATTTGAGTTTGATAAGTCTCAAGTTGTTAGTATTCCTGCTAATCAGACAAGGTTAATTGTCGGTTTCTCTAAAACTGGACCGTTTAACACCCCAGTTTTTGTACCAGATACTGCGTTCTTTAGACAAGTATACGGCGACATTGATAGAAACTTAGAGAGAAAAGATTCTTATTTCCACAGAAGCTGTTTAGCAGCATTGGAAAGAGGACCTATCTTGGCTCTTAATCTTCTTAATTTAGACTCAAAAGATAAAGTTGAGTACATTAAGCTTGGTACTTCATCTACACCGGAAGTACAAAACAATTCAGGTGCAATGGGAGAATATCAAAAATTCTATAACAGAGATAAATTCTTCTATCCAGATTCTGACGCATTCCTAGATAACGTTGGGGCAAACAGACAGGTATTAAGTTCTACTACTACCAATGATCTTTTAGATATGGTAAACTTAGGACAGAATCCAATTTCTGTTATTGTAAGAAAAGCATCTGCTGCAAACTCTGCAGGTTTTAATGTAACCGTTGAAGAATGGTACGGAGCTGCAAATGTTCCAGGATTCTTAGATAAAGATAGTTTGGTATCAGACTTCTTAGTTGATATCTTTGTAATTGCAGGAAACTTTGGTGGAGACTTTAGTTCTGCAACACCTTATGAAAGATTTGATTCTGATCCAATCTTCCAAACTTACTTTGATAAAACACAAGGATTGAAAAGAAGATTATTTGATTCTGATGCAACTGATACTAAGATTGCTGAATTCTTTAATGAAAGTGAAGTTAATGTTATTGCAACCTATACTGCATCATTAATTCCTGATTTTGTGGATTTACTTGGAAATAACCTTTTCGTAGAAAAAGTTGTTAATGCAGACACTGCATCTACCGGATTATTTGTAACTGTTAATGAGGACCTCTTTAGTGGAGACTTTTTAATTGACGGCGTTGCTGGTGGTATTGATCTGATTGGACACAACCTTGAATATACTCAAGCTACTTCAATCCAGGATGATGTTAATTTCTTATCATACAGTGGAGCTATTGTTTCTGATTTAAGTTATAACAGAGCTGCAACTGTACCTAATGTTATAACACAAGGCACAGAATTAATTTCTGCATCAACTGTTACAAGTGGAGATATTCAAATCCAAGTACAAGGAACTGTAGGTGATTCATTCTTTGATGCATTTGCTAATATGACTGCAAATAGTTCAACTGTTGTAGGTACCTATATCTTTGATTCTATTATTTCAAAATATGTTCCTGTTATATCTCACCAAGTTGTTGGAAATACAGTTACATTATTGTTATCATCTGTTGGTGGAGTTACTGATACTGACTTCCCTACTTCTGGTGCAACATATACCTATATTAATGAAAGTGACTTTGGATTCGTTGCTGATGAACTTCCACTAGCTAATCCAACTGCAGGTATCATCGGTTCTTATGGATCTATGTTATATAGCCAATTTGCTAACGGTACACTTACTGATGGTGATGAAGCAGTATACTTAGATGGTGGAACTCAATATACTTCATACTTAGTATTTAATGCTATTGATTATGGGTTTATTCACGTAGGAACTCCAACAACTGCTGTTAATACTGTTGCAATATCTGACCCGGCATATAGCTTACCTTCTGTTCAGGTTCTTGCTTACCAGGAAGATGCATTTAATAACTTAACACCTCATGCTGAATTTACTTTAGATGGTGCAGGTGTTTTCTTAAATTCTGATGTTGTTGCATACGGTGCAAATGTTTTTGGAATTCAAACGCTGAAAGGTGCAAATAACCTTTCAATTGATATCTTGGCTGATTCGTTAACCGAAACTGCTCTTAGACCTAATCAAATATTAATTGATGCTGCTAATCCTGATGCTGCTGATGTAGTTGTAGGAAATTACTTAGTACACTTTGAAGGTTCTGTTAATGTTCCTCACTCAAGGTTAACAAGAATTAATGTTGTACAAGGAGGATTAACTAATTCTGAATACAGCACAATTCCTGCAGGAAAAACTGCATTATTAGTAACTTGCCAAAGTGAAATTTCAACTTCTACTGCAGGTGGAGTTAAAAAGGTAGAATTGTACTATCCAATTGATGCATGGGTTGATTACTTAAATGTATTCACTTTAGATGGATTTAAATTAGATAACACTAAACATGTTCCTGATGGATCAAACCAAAGACAAAATGCTATATTAAATGGTACTCTTAACGGAACTAATCTATTTAAAGCATTAACTGATAGAGATGTTATTAACTACCGTTATGTCGTTGATACTTTTGGAAACGGTATTGAAAGTGGATCTAAAGCAATCTATACAAACCTCTGTTCTACTAGAAAGAATGCATTTGCTATTCTGAATGCACCTTCTGCTAAGGACTTTAAGGCTAATACTGATCCTACATTCTTGGATGCTACTGGAACTCTTTCATCTAGATTTATTTCTACTGGTGGAGATCTTAGTAAAAATCCAACTGTAAGATATTCATTACCATCTCAAACACAAGGTGCGAGTTGGGGAGCATTCTATTATCCTTACATTACTGTAAGAGATCTTGGAAAGAATATCAATGTACCACCCGCTGCATATATTTCTAATAACTTTATTGCAAAATATGAAAATGCTTTACCATGGTCATTAGTTGCAGGTGTTCGTAGGGGTGTTGTTGGTGGAACTGGCGTTGTCGGCTTAGAATTAAATCTTGGAAAAGAGGACAGAGAATACTTGGAGCCATTTGGATTGAATCCGATTGTATTCCAAAGTGGAACTGGTCCAACAATCTTTGCTAACAAAACTGCGCAGCAGACTACAAAATCTGCATTAAGTTCAATTAACGTTAGAGAGGTTGTAATTTACATCCAAGATGGTATTGATGCAATTCTTAAAAACTACTTGTTTGAATTTAATACAGCTCAAACAAGATTGGAAATTAAAACACTTGCTGATAACTTCTTATCAACTGTTCAGAATGATGACGGTGTTTATGACTTTAGAAATATTATGGATGAAACCAATAATACACCAGAAGTTATTGATCAAAATGTTGGTATCTTAGATACTTATATTGAGCCGGTAAGAGGAATGGAAATACTCGTCCAAAGAACTACAATTCTTAAGACAGGTGCAATAAGCTCAGGTAACTTCCAATAAGAAAAGAAAGATGAATATATAAAAAAATAAGATAAGTTATGCCATTACCACATTATACACAATCAAGGGCTAGCAGTCAGAGATATGAACCTATCCAACCTAATTTATTTGAGGTGACTGTGTTTACGCCACTAGGTGATGATACTGGATTAATCTTGGAACAGGTTAAAACAATCGGAGGATTAAATAATCTTAACCCTTCTGTAGATGCAATAGGTCAGAAATATAAATTTGCTGATCGTTCGTTTGCAAGTATGCCAGGACAGACATTCATGGATCTCACTGTTAACTTCAGTTTGAACTTAAACGAAGCAAACGAAAACTACATTTACAATACCTTCCGTAACTGGTATAAATTAGTTTACGATCCATTGACTGGCGAAATGGGATTGAAGAAGGACTATGTTGGAAGTATGATTATTGTACAGTACAACAGAGCAGGTGATATTTTTAGAAAGATTACTTGTAAAGATGTATTCCCAACAGGACAACCTGATTTTGTAGATGAATTGAGTTATGAAACTCCAGATGCTGTTGATTTAACAATGACTTATCGTTGTGATCATTGGGTTGAGGAGAACGTTGGTGCTGGAACCTAATTCAAATTAAACTTATATAAAACTGGCCCTAGGGCCAGTTTTTTTGTCATTACTCTAATATATAATATAGAATACATAATCTAAAATCATGAAGATATTTAAAGTAAAAAATCAAACAGATGGGAAAGTTTATGTAGGTTATTCAGTTAATGACAATCCTAATAACTTAGGGTCTGGAAAATACATTAAGAGGGCGGTGAAGGATTTTGGTACAAAGTCTTTTACTAAAACCATTCTTGAAGAATTTGAAACAGACGAGTCATTAGGTCATATTATGGATAGGGTAGAGTTTTGGATTAAAAAATACAAAGCTGACAATCCTAAATATGGTTACAACGAAAGCGTACAGGAAATGATTCCACAAAAGAAAAGACTTACAAAAAAATTACAAGTTCTTTTAACTCCTGAAGATGAAGATAACCTTAATACTATCATCATTCAAAAATCAATGGAAACAAAAACAAAACCGATGCCAGTTTCTAGGTATGTTAGACAACTTATTGTTGAGCATATAGTAGAGGAGACATCACCAGAAAAACAATTAACAAAAAATTAAATAAATTATGAGTAGTCACGAAGACAACATTAAAAAAGAGTTTGAAGCAGCTGAAGGTATACAAGATACTGAAGCCACTGTTAAGACTAATGAGGATGGTGTAATTACTGAACTGGGTAAGGTTGATACCACCAGGGGTAGTGGAATTACATCACCAGACGATCCTGAAATACAGAGAATTCAAGCTTTAGCAGGTTATGTAAAATTAGATTTAGGTAACTTCCCATCAAAAGGTAAATTCTATAGAGAAGATTTTGAAATTCATATTAGAGCCGCAAGAGTTGGTGAAATTAGAGAATTTTCTACATTGGATGAAGATAACATTTTAGATGTAGATGAAAAGTTAAATTCTATTCTTGTTAACTGTACTAAGATAATGTATGGTACACAAAGAGGTTCATATAGAGATGTTTTAGAAGAAGATAGAATCTTTTTAATTTTGGCAATCCGCGAATTAACATTTAAGAGCGGCGAAAATAAACTTATGATGCCAGTAGGTAAAAAGGCATGCCCAACTGGAGCATGTAAATCTCAGGATTCCGTAGAGCTTAAAACTACTAATCTTCAATTCCAAGAAGGGGACGAGTTATTAGAAAAGTATTACGATTATCAGAATAAGTGTTTTACTATTCCAACAAAAAATCATGGAGAGCTTACATTAGCACCGCCTACAATTGGTGTTATGCGAGCAATTACAACATGGATTAGAAAACGTGAAGAAGAAGGTAAATCTTGGGATAGGTCATCACTTACCATACTACCTTATATACAAAGAGAGTGGAGAGGTTTCAATGATAAAGAAATCTTTTCTGCAGTAACAAATTTCCAAGGCTGGGATGCTAGTAAATTTTCAATCATTTACAGACTTGTGGAAAAAGCGAAAATTGGAGTTAAACCTGAGTTTATCTATCCATGTGAATCTTGTGGTGCGGAGGTCACAGTTCCGCTTTCCTTTCCCGGCGGTGTCAAGGCTCTCTTTATTATTCAAGATATCACTTCTGAACTTCTTTAAGGTTAGAGTCTTATTATTGGAAAAGTTGCATCTCCAGCCATCTGAGCTGGATTTGCTTCCTTTCTATGAATATGAGTACACTCTTGAAATGTTTAATGACATAATGAAAGAGCGTAACGATGATGATCGCAAGCAACAGACGTCGTATGAGGATAAATATGATATGGGAGGTATGAAAAAACAGATGAAAAATATGTCATCATATAAAACTCCATCAATGCCGAAAATAAGCATGCCTAAGTTCTAATAAATATAGTATGGCAGCAGTAACCTTAAAAGACTTGATGAGCCCTCTATCTAAGATAGAGGCTTATTCAAAAGAAAC